GGCGGAAGGGGTGGGATTCGAACCCACGGTACCCTTGCGGGCACGCCGGTTTTCAAGACCGGTGCCTTAAACCACTCGGCCACCCTTCCAAACCAATGAAATCAACGAGTTAGAGACATCTGAGCGAGAACATCTTAGCAACGATTTACTACTTTGGCCCCAAACTGGCCCCTAGGTACCCAAGACGCCCTTCGATAGCGCTCCGATGATTGCCGCGGCGCTGGTGTCGGCCTTCTTGCTACGCTTCGCGTAACTGCGCAATAGCACCGCGGGATCGTGCCCGCAGCGGGCCGCTACGACGTGCACCGGAACTCCGGCATCGAGCAGGAGAGTTTCGTGCGTCCCGCGGAGATCATGCAGCCGCAGATCAGGAAAGCCGAGCAGGGCGGCCCGCCGCAAGAATTCCTTGGTGGTATTGTTCGGCGCTCGCAGCCGGGTAAGAGAATAGCTCTCGCCGGCCGGCGGGGGACCAGGGAATATGAGTGCGTCATCTGGCAGCTTAACGAGAGATAGATCGACCGCTGCACTATCGGGCACGCCGGCATAGACTCGCTGCACTTTCTCGCGCTCGGCGCACAACAGGGAGATCAGATCATCACCTATCGTGATGGTCCGCTTGCCGCGCTTCGTTTTCGGCTCCTTGATGGCGAGCCCATATTCTGACGTCTGCTCGACGGCGCGCTCGATCCGCAAGGTCTTTTTCTCGGCGTCGAGATCGGACCATCGGAGCGCCAGGGCCTCGCCGCGTCTCATTCCAGTGAACGCTAACACGGCGACGAACGGAAACAACACGGAAGGCCGGAAGCCTTCCAGAAGAATCCGCAACTGATCCTCATCCAGCGCCAAGCCATGGTCGCTTTCGCCAGGGAAGGGGGCCTCGGCCCGTTCAACCGGGTTGCTCTTGATCTGGCCTTTGCGTACCGCAGCCTTCAGGCAGGCCCCAAGAACGGTGTGGATATGATGCACCGTCCGCGGCGCCAGCTTCTTTTCAAGCGCGACATACAGATCATCAATCTCAGTGCCAGTCAGCTTTTGGAGCGGACGCTTCCCGAGGGCTGGCGCTACGTGACATCGCAGCAGTTCTTCGTATCGCTCCAAGGTCCGTCGATTGACTAAACCACGGCGGCGCGGCTGGTGCGTATCGCCTTCATACCGCTGGTTCAGCTTCACCCATCGCTCGATCCATTGCTCCAACGTCACATTGGTTGGATCAATGTGCTCTCCCGCATGCACCGAGTTAATCAGGCGTAGAAGCTCTATCTGGGCGTCCTTCTTCGTGCCCCGGAAGGTCACCTCTTGTCGGACGTCGCCCACATAGTAGCGAAGCCGCCAGGAATTATCACCGCGCTGCTGGACGCTGCCGGTGCCGTGTGAGCGCTTGGTCATGTCTCGCCCTCCAGCTCTTCATCCTCTTTCTCAGTCTTCCTTCTGATCAATTCGGAGGCCAAAAGGAAATAATTCTTTGCGGCGGCTTTGCCGATCGTATCGGCCTCGAGATCGGGTTTAGTTGGTTGCCCGAACTTAATCGGGCCATACCATTCGTTGAGCGCGACGACCAAAGCACGCTGCACAGTTGGAGCTATTTTCTTGAGATCCTCATTTACGGGTGCGAGGAGCGCTTGGTCTTTTTCTAACGCTGAGACCAATACCATCTGGGCTAGCCACTTCACCTCTTCGGCAACCTCATGCGCGAACAGAGAAAACCTCTCGTCCAACAGAGATATATCGACCCGACGCCGCACTTCTTCTGACAGCGAACGACCGGTCTTCTGTGCAGACCGCTCCAACTCGGCCCGCTGTTTTCCCGTCAGGCCGATCTTAACCTGCTTCATAAACTGACCTATTGCATGGGGCCAAAAAACCTGAAAACTGGGCCCATGAATGGACCCTATTACGTTTGGACCCAATACGTCAACAGGACACGACAAAACATGACAAGACAGCATGAAAGGGCGAATCCAGCCTCGCCGGCCAGGGTCAAACCAGATTGGCGCAATCCGATCTACGACCCGAAATGGAACGGTCGGTCGACTTTTTCTGTGGAAGAAGCCGGCTGCGAAATCCTGGGGCTCTCCAAATGCAGCGCATATGCGGCTGCGAAAAATGGCTCTCTCCCGACTGTGCGCGTCGGCCGGCGCTTGATTGTACCGCGTCTTGCGTTGGAGAGATTGCTCGGCGTGTAGGCCCATGCGCACCGTTGTCAGAACGCCGCCTAAGGCGAAGAGCAAGCTCAAGGAAAACGTCGAGATAGCAGAATGGCCCCCGCAACAGCCGTGGCCAGACGATCCGCGTGAGCCTGCGCAGCTATGGCGGCCATCCACTGCTCGATGTCCGAACGTGGTGGACTGGGGCAACAGGGCGGTGCACCCGGGCAAAGGTTTCAGTTGTCGTCTTAAGGATCTGCCGCACCTCGCACAGCCCCGTTGCGGAGGCCATGAAGCGGGCCAGGATGCGCGGCCTCGTCGGCGACGAGAGCGAGGGAAGCGAATGAACGCACTTCGCAGCATGGCCGCGGCGCTGGGCGGCGACGTCGCCGGGGCATCGATACTTTGCCCCGCGCCCGGACACTCGCCGCGCGACCGATCGCTGAGCGTGACGCTGTCGTCGACGCACCCCGACGGCTTCGTGGTTTATTCGCACGCTAACGACCCATGGCAGGATTGCCGCGATCATTTCCGCTCACGGCTCGGCACCGATCGCACGCACGCACGGGTGCCACGCGCCTCATCCGCACCACAACAAGTATCTGCGGTCGAAGTTTTGAAGCTTCGCGCCGAGGTCCGCGCCTTCCTCTGGTGGCATAGCCAGATGGAGCTGCCGGAGGCCGTCGACGGGTTGCAGTCCTTCGCCGAGAGTTCGGGGCTTGTTGACCAGCTCGGCCAAACCGCGGTGCAGGCGATCATCGCGGCGCCGTTCGCGTGGTTGCGCGCGATAGAGGAGGCCGAATAGATGGCGCGCATCAGATCGGTTAAACCAGAATTTTTCCGCCACGAGGGCTTGTTCGAGGCTGAGAAAGCGACCGGATTTCCATTGCGTGTTGCCTTCGCCGGTCTGTGGACGGCCGCCGATCGCGAGGGTCGCTTCCGCTGGTCTCCGCGCGCGCTGAAACTCGACTGCCTGCCATATGACGATGTCGACTTTTCACGGGTGCTCGACGCGTTGGTCACGCGTGGATTCATCGTGCGATATCGCGTCGATGGGAACGATTACGGCCTCGTTCCGACCTTTACGAAGCATCAGGTCATCAATAACCGCGAAAGTCCGTCGTCACTCCCAGAACCCGATGAAAACAATATCTTTACGCGTGAGGCACGCGTGGACGACGCGTCGCCTACGCCTCTTGTGCATGCTCAAGGGGAAGGGAAGGGAAGGGAAAGGAAGGGAAAGGAAGGGAAGGACATATCGACGCGTCAAGAGACGCGCGATGCGTTCTTTGAAGAATTTTGGAAGTCCTATCCGCGGAGAGACGGAGCCAATCCGAAAGCACCCGCCGAAAAGCTTTTTCTTGCTGCAGTGAAAGCTGGTGCCGATCCCGAACAAATCATCGAGGGGGCACGGCGTTGTTCGCAACGTGAATCGAAGAACATTGGAACGCCATACATCCCGCAGGCCGTCAAGTGGCTTCGCGATAAGCGCTGGATCGATTACGGCCCTGACATGCTTACGAGCGGAACCGATATCAATAGGAGAAACTTCGTATGAGCGAACCGGTTCCATTCCCGCGTCACGGCATCTCCGGGTATTTCTCCCTCGCCGATCTGCCGCAGCGCGCGTCACTCAGCAAACTCGTCAAGTCGACCGGCTGGACGGAGTTGGACAAGATCCTGAAAATCTATCCGGGGCAGCTCATTGTCACGACGGGTAATCCCGGCAGCGGCAAGAGTACGTTCCTGTTCAATATGATTGTCAATCTGTGCTGGTCACATGGCCATCGCGCGTGGATGTACGTGCCGGAGAACGAGCCGAACCTGCTCCAAAAGATCGAGCGGATATTCGACAAGAGCGACAAGCATTTTCGTGTCTTCGCTGCGACGCGATGCTTCGTGCAATCCTCGAATTACGAGCACTACAACGACGAGCCGCGCGATATCGAATGGATTCTCGGGAATGCCTACGCCGCTTGGCGGAAAGACAAGATCTCTCTCGTCCTGATCGATCCATGGAATGAGCTAGAGCGCGCAAGGCTCAAAGACGAGAACTTGACGGACTACATCGGCAGAGTCTTGATGCGCGTGAAGATGTTCGCGCGGCAAACCGGCTGCACGATGTTCATGGTTGCCCATCCGACCAAAGCGGCAGTTGGCCGCGAGATCACGCTGGCCGACATTGAGGGTTCGATGCACTGGTTCAACAAGTGCGACAACGGCCTGATCGTGAAGCATGAGCCGGGGGCGAAGGACACCACGGTTGTCAGCGCGAAGGTCCGCGAGCAGCCATACGCCGGAAGGCTCGGTCGCTGCATTTTTTTGGTCGACCAAGAGACAGGCATTTTCCACGAGCAGCAAGGAGGAGGGCAGGCGCTATGACCAAAGTCGCCCCCGCGGCGCCCGGCATTCAAGCGTACGCGCGATTTTTCGACCCC